GCTACGCCCCCACCACTAGTCACGCCTCCACCAGAAACAGTTGTGCTGCCCGTTGCTTTACTTCCACCGCTAATTGCTCCCGGTGCGCCACCAACTGCAAATGTTTCTGCTCCTGGAGTATCACCTGATCTTGCCAAAGCATTTGCTCCAGCCAAAACACCAGCAGCTAGTGCCACCGCTCCAACACCAAGCAATGGATTTAAGGCAAATGCTGTTGCAACACCAGCCACAATGGCTGATGCTTTAAGCAAATTATACGCCTTAATTAAAGTATTGATCAGAGCGATGGTAGCCACAACAGCCGCACTAATTTTGGACACAACAAAAACTGTTCCAATGACAGCAGCTAAAGCAATCAATTCATCTTTTAGATTGATAACTGTGTCAATTACACCTCTAACCTTTTTGCCCCACTCAATGGCTGTGACCTGTGAATCAGTCAATCCGTCTTTTAAACCATCATCACCAGTAAGTCCAGCAACAAATGATTCAATTGCTGGCACGACTGTAACAATTAAGAAATCTGCTAATTCTTTTACTACGGGCAACAAAGCTGCCCCGATTGCCTCCTTTGATTCATCCACAGCAATTTTTATCTGTCCAAATTTAAATGCAGCCGTGTCTGCTTGATTTTCGATAAACCCATCAAATGTCTTGTTCAATAATTGCTGAGTTTCATCAAATGTCAATGTCGCTAATGTAGCTTTATCAATGCCAATGCCTAGTTTGCCAAGTGCTGTGTTGGAGCCTTCATAGGCTTTTCCGAGAGCGTTTGTGACTGCCTCTAAAGGCTTGTTTCTTGCAAGACTTATTTCTTGAGCTAGTGATAACAATTCTTGAGCTTTTGTGACATCTTTAGTCGCTAAAATTAAGCGAGACAAAGCCGGGCGCAAAACATCATCAGTTGTATTAGTGGCAATAGATTGCTTTGTAATGTATTTATCTATGCCGGCAATCTGGTCAGCTGTTGCGCTAGTGGTGTTGCGTATTGTCTCCTCAAGTTTTTTCTGGCCTACTTCATCCTCAGCGGCGGCTTTGACCGATGCAATTGCAAACGCTCCAATCGCTGCACCAGCAGCCGCAAAGGCCACAGCTGCCTTTTTGCCAAATGCTGTAAATTGATCGCCAATGCTCTCGGTGTCTTTACTCGCAACCTTGATGCCTTTTGTAAATTCAGCAACATCGGCCAGCAATGACAGTTTTAGCGTTCTTGATCCTTGAGCGGCCATTTACCAGACCTTCACAATCTGTGAAAACGCCTCAGCCCATTGGCTAACAATTTGAGGCTGTTCTGCCTTAAGCGTTGGATAAATAAACCAACCTTTTGAGCCGCGACCTTCACGACCCGACCAGATTGGAAATTGTCTGTATTTGTTTGATCCAAATTCGTAACCACCCCAAAGCTGCTGGGTTGTGCCACCGCCTGAAAATTTCTGTGAGGCAAAACCAAATGACATTTCGCCAACCTTTGATGATTTGCTAACCCGTGAGCCTTCGGCAATGCGGCGTGAAGCTGTGTCTCGGCCTTGAGATTTGGAAATGATTTTGCCTTGAAGATAGGTAGCAAGGCCATTGGACACACTTTTGGCTTTTGTGACAGCTTCATCATCCATGCCTTTAAAAGCATAAATGATTGATCGTAGTTCAGCTTTGTCAAAAGCAACTGCATCCTCAGCCATTTCGCGCCTCCAATATCTCAATTGCTGTCAATAAATCCTCAGCTGTTTTAAATTCGCTAAGAGGTTGGCCACTTGCTATGGCTACCTCCCAAAGAATCCTATTTATGCTTCCGGATTCATAACTTTTGGGTTTGCATCACCGACAATTATGTCAGCAACAGTCTCGCACCAAATCTCAAATGGCTTGGCTGGCTTGCCGGCCATTTCTCTTTTCATTGCGTGGTATGCAAGAAACAACAGATCAGACACGCCCATTTTGTCTTGAGCTTGTCCAATCGTGTTGCCAGTCTTGTTTTCCCATTTTGCCCATTCTGCTGGATGTGCAATGTATGTCTCAGCATTGCCGTCCGTGTATTCAATAGTAATTGGTAATTTCATGCTCCCGAACTCCTTTTTATAGTGTTGGTGTAGTCACACAGGTAAATGCTAGTGAAACAGTTTGTGCATCGGGTGCTGTGCCTCCAGCTGATGGGAAAATTGGCTGCACATCAAAATTGAACACCGATCCTGATGCAGCTGTAAAGACAACCGCCAATGGTGTGTTTGGTGCTGTGTCTGCCGCTGTCCAAAGTGCGTTGCACAATGATCCACCTGCTGGCCAGTCGGCGAGCATCTCAACAGCAAACGATCCTTGCGAATCTGTCGTGTAATATGCTTTGCCCGAAAGTGTTTGATATGTATTGATTGTTGAATCAATAGTTAGAATTGCGGATGTGGCCTGAGCATCATAAGTGTCACCAGCAATGGTGAAAGTGATGTCTCTGCCGGTGACGATTGTTGTTGGCATGATTTCTCCTTAGTTGGTGTAATAGGTGCTGACTTGTAAATCGGCTGTGAGGTATTTGCCCGCACCGACTTCCAATGCTTGTGGTTGATTGACATTGCCTACTTCATAGCCATCGGGCATTGTGCTGATTATGTCAATCATTAGTTGTTCGAGGTTGTCTAAAGCTGCTGCATTGTTCATATAAGCGACAACACCAGTCACAGTCAAATTGATTTTGACTTTAGTTGTTGCGCCATTGATTAAAACGCTTTCAAGATATGGTGCATCCGGGATTAAACAAATGCTTGGAGATGTCATTGCCTCTGGAATGCCGTTATACACATTGGCTGCAATCGTTGAGAGAGCGGTTTGCAATGGCGTGCGGATGGCTGATTCAATGGTCATTGGCACATTGCCTCAACATCCAAGAATGGGCCTAACAAGCCAACGACTCTATTCGTCAAGCTGCGACCAAGCACAAATGGTGACGGCTGAAAATTGTCTGCCATGATTTGATTGCCGGGAGCTGTAATGCTCTGAAAAATCTCAACCGAAACAACCAAAATTGCGTTTTCAATCGGCGGCGTGCTTGCGTACAGCTGTGCAGCTGATGATCCACTCAATGTAGCCAATGCGCTTGGAATAAATGGCAATGGATAAGTCCGGTCAGCCGCTGCTGTTGCAGCTGTAAATGTAAATGGCTCAATCCGATCATCGGTGACTGTGTAAGTGCCATTGTAGGTTCCGGCCCCGGTAACAATGACAGATTGCCCCGGCACAAAATAATTTGGCCGGATAGTTGTGAAATAAATGACGGCATTATCCACATTGGCAAATGTCACCGATGATTGGTATTGCGTAAGTAAAGGCAAAATTGTCTGCTCAGCTGAATCAATAAATGAATCAAGCTGTGCGTCAGAATATAAAGAAACCGAGACACCAAGAATGGATCGTAGCTGTGAGGCTGTGACTATTGCTGGCATCTCGGTTCCTTTCGTGTCAGTAGCGTTCGGGAGCGACCGCTACCGATTTTGATTTATTAGTTATCAGGTCTGGTTCCAGCATGCGCCAAATGGAATCTTTGGAGCAATTGCTGCATAGCCATAGTAAAGAATGTCAATAGTTCCATCGCTTTGAATTGCTGTGCGCAATGTAAAGCGTGGTGACTCATACCATGTCCAAGCATCTGGATTAACAACAACCATTGAGAAATCTCCGGTTGATGTTGTTGGGCCAGCGTTGCCAATTGAACGAGAAACAAAGAGATTGAGACCCGGTGAAACTACACCGCGCAATGAATCGCCTCTCACATTACCGGCTGCATTGGATGGTTGCGCTGCGTTGTATAGCGGCGCGCCATTGTCGTTATAGCCCATGATATTTGTCCATTGTCCAGGAGAAACAACGATGTTACGAGCAAAGCCGAGTGATGATGAATAAACAGCACCAGCAGCTTGAGATGTGTAAGCCAAGAATCCTGTTGATGAGTTTGCATTCACACCAGTTTGCTGACCTGCACCAGCAATTGTGCCAACGGCAAATTCGTCAGTCACTTTTGCATAAGCAAATTCAAGATTCTGCAAAAGAGCTGTTAGATATTCTGGACGGCTGCGGTCAATGAGTTCCACAGTTGAAATTGCGCGACCTTTAAAGCTTTGAACAGGTACGCTCAAAAATGTTGCTGATAGTGATGATTCTGTAACAGGTGCATTTTCTGCAACATTTGCCACAGTAGGCACGGCAGTAACGCGAGGAATTTCAAATGTCATTCCTTCGCCCACAAGTGTTTCACGGCTTAGCGCATCAATCATTCCGCGATCAGCGTTAGCCAATGCATTAACAACCTGTGTGCTTTGAGGCGTTGGCACCATTCCGGGTGCTGTGCCAGTCGTATTATCGGCGGCCTTGATGTATTGGCGTGAATCTTCATCATGAAGAATTGTTGCCTTTAGATAGTGCTCAAGGTATGAAACCTTTGACACAATTGGTGATCGTGGTGCTGTGTAATAAGCAGGTCGTGATGCCTGCACAGCCTCAGCTGGAGCCTCTACCGGTTCAGCGGCAGGAGCGGTGTTTTCGGTAGTGTTATCCACTTTGTCTCCTTCATTTGGGTTTGTTGTCTCTGTAACTGTTTCAGTTTCAGAATCTTCTGATGCTGCTACCTCTGAAACGCGTGCAGATCGCACGGCTGGTTCGGTAACAAGTGCCACGCCTTTAAGCTGGCCATTCAAAACTTTCATGGTGCCATCCTTTTGCATTTCATAATTATCAACGGCCAATTCAATGCTGAAACCATCGCGCAATCCATCCATGGCCTCAACCAATGCATCGGTGCCGGCTGTTGTGTTAGCAATTTTAAATGTCGCAGTCATTTCTTTATCATTAACACTCATGGCAATGCTCTTTCCAATTCTGCGTGTGTTGTCATGCTCAAGGTTTAGAAAAACATCTTGAGGCACAATTGATCCACGGGCAAATGTGACCTTGCCTGTTGATGCATTTGCCTGCTCGTTAAATGCAACTATGCGGCCGGTGATTGTCCGAGAATCGGAATCAGCTGCCGTAATTTCCATCGGTGTTGTTAGCTTCATGAGATCATATCCTCCATTTGTCTAATTTCATCGGTAGTAATTGCTCCGATGTCGAACAAAATCTTGTAAATCTCTGCACGCTCTTTTTCTGAGCCGCGCAAGTAAGCCTTCAAATCAAATTCAACGCGCTGTGTTGATGGCGTAAAATCAGGCATTGAGAGCCTGCTGCTAATGCTGTTCATTAGAGGCAATAGCGAGAAATCCAACAAAGTTTGACGCGCCGTGCTGGCGTTTGCATAGGTCATGGATGATCCAGTCGGCGCATCAATAAAGTAAGCCGGAATGCCAACTGCTCTGGCTAATTCTGTTGCAATGATTTCGCGTGCGGCATTAAGGCCAATTTGCTCCGGTGTAAAGCCAACAGTTTCCATTGTGATGTCAGCATTGAGAAACGCTGTGCCACGATTTCTGCGAGCTGCGCCCCAAGCATCAAGCAATTTTGCAATGCGATCAGCTGGCAATGCTGTGCCGTTTGATTTTAAAACCATTGATGGCACGGGTTCGCGTGCATACATTGCGGCAGCTCTTTCAAGCTCTGCACCTGCGCGGATTGTGCGACCCGCTCTATTTAATAAACCTTCATCATTGCCGTAAAACACAACAAGCGATCCAAGGCCTGTGTATGGCACCTGCATTCCATCAACTGTGTAATACTCAATCTGCGTGCCTTTGTCGTTTAAAAACACACCAACACGATTAGGAGCAACGCGCCACATCTCACGAACTCTGCCGGTGTCAGCAAATTCAGACATAATCTGAAAATAACTAAACCCCGTAAAAAGTAAATCTTCGGCAGCCCAACACCAAGATGCAGCTCCCGGCACGCGTTTATCTGGATCATTTATCACAACGGGTTGATCAACAACCTGACCTGTTGTTTTGTCGCGTGTAAGCATTGGAATTGTGGCAATTGAATTGCAAATCATATTTCTTGCGCGTGCAATTGCTGGCACACTCATTGCTTCTTCACGGCTTGCAAGATAATCCGCGCCGCCAAATGGATAAAACGCATCTAGCGTAGGAGCCGGGCCAATCGATGCAGCTATGTCAGCACCGCGCATAGGCGCGACAGCTTGAATCGTGCGTTTGCGGTCAAATAATCCCATGGGCGCATTTTCTCAAAATGTCAAGCATCAACCCACTAAAATATCTATATCCGTTTCCGGGCGTGTCGCATAGTGTGTGCATAGCGCGGCTGCTACGGCAGCACACACGGCCGATTGGCTGGCACGCCTTCCAATAACCCAACCGCCATCACCGCGCCTCAATTGCACGGCTGAAAGCATTTGCTCGGTCAGCGATGATTGATTGCGATGCTTTAAACGGCCAGAATTGATTGCACCTAGCAATTCATCGCAAGCTTGCGGGTAATCGGCATCCATGTCATGGATTGGAATGCCGGCTGGCTGCATTCGAGCTGCAACAGCTCCGGATGTGCGGCGGCTGTATAGCAAATACTCGATGGGATATTTTCGGCAATAACTAGCTGCATCATTGGCAATTGCCCGATCATCTAGCTGAATGGTGTTTTCCCATGTGTGTAATAGCTTTACCACAAAGCTTTCTGATTCAAGCTTTTGAGCCGCGACTAATGCACAATGTTTTCTGTCCGGTGAAATATCAATGGCCATCCATGTCAGCTTGTCCTCATCAAGATCAATAGTTTCATCTCCACAGGCTTGCCACTCTTTAGCACCAATAACGCTGGAAATTGTTTGAACCCAACGATTCAAAACCTCGGTTTGCACCACATCGGCAGGATCATTAAAAACGGCTCGGATATTGTCGGGGTGAATCGTTATGTTGAGGCCGGGATTTGCAAACGCTGCATTTTCTAGTGAAATTTCGTCAGTCGGTGCCGACCACTCAAAATAGCCCACATCATCGGATGCACCACTAGCTGCTGCCAATCCGCGCTCGCGCAATTGGTTGAGCACAATGCTGTGAGAATCACCGGCCGTTGAAAAGCAATTGACCTGTGGATTTTTGGCAGCCATTAATGTGTATCGCATTGCGGCAAATGTTTCCATGTCGTGCAGCTCTCGGATTTCATCCATGTGGATGCTTTCCGGTTTTGACAAACCTCTAGCTGCTGATCCACCAGCTTTTATAATAAAACGCGATCCTTCCAAGGTTTCTATCTCCTCGGCTCCATGTTGCCACCTAATCCGCTTTACGCGTTTAGCCAAATCATCATGGCTTTCCACAATCTGCACAATTGCTCGAAATTGCTCTAGCGATGTCACCAACCGGTGAGCTGTCGAAACCTGCAAGCTCTCTTGCCAATGAAATAAACCCATCAAGATTCTGGCCATCATGTAAGTGCTCTTACCATTTTGGCGTGCGACTGTGGCC